TCAAAGGGGGAAAATACGATAGAATCCGTCGATGTTCAATGCCGAAGAACTGAATCTGTTGTACAACCTCGCCCGCACGCTCGGCGAGGACCGCGATTACGGCGAGCTTTTGACCAGTCTGCTGGATCGAACGATCGAAAGCCTGGGAGCCGATCGCGGGTTTGTCCTGGTTCGTGAGAATGAAGGATTCCGGGCGGCCGTCGCCCGAAACTTCCGGAGTGAAGCGCTGTCGCAGACGGAAGCCGAGGTCAGCAGCTCCATCGCCAGGGAAGTGCTGGAGACCGGCAAAGCCGTACTTGTCGGCAATGCGCTCGATTCCGACCGGTACAAGCACCAGCCAAGCGTTCAACGACTGTCTCTTCGGTCTGTCCTGTGCGCCCCCCTGCTCGCCACATCTGAAGCGTTCGCCCTTATCTATCTCGAGAACCGGGACGTCGCGCAGAAGTTTACGAACCGTCAGCGCGAATTGTTGGACGAGATATGCACGTTGTCGGCGGCGAGGCTGCACGTTGCGCTCGCGATCGAATCGGCAAGACGTAAAGCGCGTGAATTGGAAAGCCACGCCGGGGAAGCGGACGGTATTGTTACGGCCGATCCCGCCGTTGCGGCGGTGCTGCAAACGGCCCGGCAGGTTGCGCAGACCGATCTTCCTGTGCTGATTCAGGGCGAAACCGGAACCGGTAAAGAGCTTGTTGCGCGCGCCATCTACCGCCAGAGTTCGCGATCGTCGGGGCCGTTCGTCATCCTGAATTGCGCTGTGCTTCCCGCAAGTCTGATCGAATCGGAATTGTTCGGAGTGGTCAAAGGCGCGTTCACAGGCGCAGACCGCGATCGTGCCGGGCTCGTCGGAACCGCGCATCGCGGCCCCGCCTGGACTAACGGTGCCCGTGTCCTGCGAGCTGCTCTTCTCAATCAGCGAGAACACGCCGGTTGGCGCAACGGTACGAGTGCCAACGAGGTCGGTATTCTCATCATCGACCACATCGGCGAACTCAGCGCCCAGAGTTTGCATGTTTTGCAGTTTGTACTGAGCGTGTTGGTGCGCGCTGATCGTCAGGACTGAATTCTTCCCCCCGCCGTGCTCATCACAGTCGCGGCGGGGGGGTCATCGACAGCAGAAGCCAACGTTAAATGAAATTCGACCAACAACCATGAAGGAGCAAACCATGTCCAGTGCCGAAGCAAAACTCTTCGCAGCGTTCCTGAGTTTGCGCGACGACGGATATTTCGCCGAGCGAGAATGGGCCTGCTGTCATTCCTGTGGCGTATATGAGTTGCCTTCGGGCACGCAGCGCTACGTGTTCTATCATTCGCAGGACGGCGAAGATCTCCGCAACCATAACGCTTGTTACCTGAGTTGGGGCGGTGATCCTGAACTGATCTGTCGCCGTTTGCGCGAAGCTGGCCTAGTCGTCGGGTGGAACGGGGATCGGGATAAGCGCATCCGGGTTACCGAGAGGCCGGCCGTGAGTAGATCTATCACGCCCGAAATTCTCAGCGCTCAGTCATCGTGACGCAGCTCGACGCGCAGTTTTCGGCTGCGCGTCAGGGTGCGCCAGAACTGCAAGGATCATTGTCATGCGAATTATCGGCGCAGATGAGCGCCTTCGCGAAACTCGAGGTGCGAAAATCTTAATCGCCGGTCCAACCGGCGTCGGCAAGACAACCCTGCTGCGCACGTTGTTGTCGACGACGACGACGACGTTATTTATCGATATCGAAGCCGGTGATCTCGCCGTGCAAGATGTGCCGGTCGACACGCTCCGACCGCGCACCTGGACGGAATTGCGCGATCTTACATGCTTCCTCGGCGGCCCCAATCCCGCCATGCCGCCAGCCGCCTGTTTTTCGGAAGCGCATTACAACGCAATCCGCGACGGCTTCGGTGATCCACGCGAGCTTGAGAAATACGAGACGCTCTTCGTCGACTCGCTCACCGCAATGAGCCGGCTTTCTTTCATTCATTGTGAACAGCAGCCGGAAAGTTTCAGCGATCGTACCGGAAAGAAGGATCTACGTGGCGCTTATGGTTTGCATGGTCGCGAAATGATCGCGCTGCTCAATCATTTGCAACATGCGCGCGGGAAAAATGTCGTCTTTGTCGCAATTCTCGAGAAGATCGTCGACGAATTCAATCGCTCGGAATGGTCGATCCAGATGGAAGGGTCGAAAACCGGCCGCGAGCTTCCCGCAATCGTCGATGAGCTTCTCATCATGAACTTTGTCGATTTTGGCGACGGCGAGCCGGTGCGCGCCTTCGTATGCACGCAGCCAAACCCGTGGGGCTATCCCGCCAAAGATCGCAGCGGCCGGCTTGATCAGCTTGAGGAACCGCATCTCGGCAAGCTGATCACGAAATTAACAGGACCGGGACAGCGCAAACCGTTTGAAGCTTCAACCGAGCAAACACTCAAATCAGCATCCGAATAGGAGAAAGGAGAAAGTGTCATGTCGTTGAACTTTAATGACGCCGGGCCACAGAAGAGCTTCGACGCCATTCCTCACGGCACGGTCGCAACCGTGCATCTGACCGTGCGCCCCGGCAACGCTGGCGATGGCGGTTGGCTGCGGCGCTCGAACGACGGCCGCAGCGAGGGCCTCGATTGCGAATTCACCGTCACAGATGGTGATTACCGAAAGCGAAAATTCTGGGGGCTCTTCACCGTCGCCGGGACAACGGATGGTCACGCCGAAGCCGCGGACATTTCGCGGCGCCGGTTTCGAGCCATTCTCGAGTCCGCACGCGGCATCCGGCCGGATGATCAGAGCGAGGCTGCGGCGAAAGCGCGACAGATCGCGAGCTACGGCGATCTGGATGGTCTGCGTTTCATGGCCCGGATCGGCATCGAGAAAGGCACGGGCGACTACACCGACAAGAACGTGCTGCTCGAGGCGATCACGCCGGACAAGAAGCCGTGGAAAGCCGTCGAGCAAGTAGCGAAACCGGCAGCCGCGGCAACGTCAGCAACGTCAGCAACGGCGAAACCGGCCACTTCGGCACCGGTCAAGATCGAGAAACCGCGGTGGGCCAAAAAACAGTGATCGGCCAAGTGAGCGTCACGGCGCTCGAGGACGAATGGCAGCGGCGGGCAACCGCCGCCGCCATCGAAGCCGCGCGTGGCGTTGTGAAAGACGGTGCGCTGCCGTCCGGCACGCCAATCGGGCGATTGGCAGACCACGAATGGGGTTGGATCGTCGCGGCGGTGCTCTTTGGCTGGATCAAGACGCGCGCCGAGCAGGCGACCGGCGAAGGACTCGATACCGAAACCATGGTCCGCATGACCGGCTACGATCCCGATCCGTGGGATGCCGGTGCCGTGGCGACAATCCTTCCAGAGCTTGCGGCGATCGAAGGCATCGATTGGTCGAAACCGCTCAACGATTGTTCGCACGAAGAGATGGTTTCGTTCCTGATGAAAGCGCTGGCTCTGATTCGCAAAGCAACGATTGCTCGCGATCTCGGCGGCGGCGCGATCACCAAACGCAATCCGCATGCGATTGCTCGCGAAGCTAACGCCGCTGCCGGTAATTCATTGATGGCGCCCGACGATCTAGATGATCAGATACCATGGTGAGAGCTCAAGAAATCGCGGTGCGGCTGTGCCCACGCTGTGGACAGTTTGAAATGCGCGATGCTGTGCTCACCGCATTGACGGCGGCGCAGGCACGTATTTTTCAAGCGGTCGCGCAGCGGCCAGGTATCCTCGCATCACAACTGCGCGAGATTGTCTGGGCGCACGATATCGACGGCGGACCTGAAGATTTCAAGGCGCTGCACGTCCACATCCATGGAGCCAACAAAAGACTGAAGCAATTCAACCTCGCGATCCGCGGCGTCCGGGGTGACCATGTCGGCGGTTATTATCTCGAAACATTGGAGCAGTGAGTTAAGTGTCGTGCTGGACTTCAACCGTGCCAATATCTCGGCGACCGCGCTCAATGTCGCGATCAATGAACTGATCGAAGCATCGGAGTCGCCGGAAGAGAATGTGCGAAAGTATCTCGGCGCCAGCACGATCGGCAGCGAATGCCTGCGCAGAGTTCAGTATGATTGGATGGTCGATCCGGAACACCCTTCCCGAACGCGGGACATCTTCCGTCGTGGCCATCTATTTGAAGCATTGACGCGCGAGCATTTCATCCGCGCCGGCTTCACGTTTGCGCCGGCTGATCGGCTTGGCTTCTCGGCTGTCAATGGACTGTTTCGCGGCCATGCCGACGGCATTTTCACAGCCGGACCGGCGCTGCCCGGCGTCGGCTATCCATGCATTTGGGAGCACAAAGCGCTCGGCCGCAAGGGCTGGCGCGACATCGAGCGCGACGGGCTCGAAGCTTCCTATCCCCACTACGCGGCACAAGTCGCGATCTATCAGGCATATCTTGATGTTGTCGAGCACCCGGCGATCTTCACAGCCGTCAATGCTGACACGTGTGAACGACTGCATTTGCTGGTGCCGTTCAACGCCGAGCATGCGCAGCTTTGGAGCGACCGCGCGGTCACCATCATCGAAGCTACCCGCGCTGGCGAGCTGTTGCCGCGGATTACCGATGATCGTGACGACTGGCGCCGTAAAATGTGCGGCCACCGCGAACGGTGCTGGCAAAATGAATGAGTTCGCTTCCATCGCGCCAAAGCTCGGCAAGCTGCTGCGGCTGCTGTCGTCAAACAGCGACGGCGAAGTCGTTGCAACTGTACGAGCGATCCAGCGCACACTGGAGGGCGATGGTTTCGACATTCATGCACTGGCAGAGCGGATCGAGGAAGCAAACGGCAAGCGCTTCAGCGAAGCCGATGCCCACGAAATCTATCGACGCGGCGTCGAAGACGGACGGCGTGCTGCCGTCGAGGAACGACGCGGTTTCCGCAGCATCGATGCGCTCGACGAGCCTACTTGGCACGAGATCGCGCTCGAGTGTGCCGCTCATGAAAACCGGTTGTTTGGCGAGCGTGAGAAGCAATTCGTCGAGGACATGGTCCGCCGCACCGTCCACGGCGGGGAACCGACTGAGAAACAGGCCGCGTGGCTGCGCAAGATCTATTCAAGGGTGCGAAAATGAAGCCGCAGTCGGCTGACGAACAGACCGTTCGTGAATTCCTGCGGGTTATCCATGAGCAAGCTGCGCGCGCGTTCGTCGGAGTGGCGAAACCAGGCTACTTGCAACTAAGCCGCCTGCATCCCGATCGCAAGACGCTGGTCGCGTATCAGTTCGAGATCGGCGATACGGAGCGCATGGTGAAAACTGCGCTCGCCGATGCTGGCGCTGGTCACAATGTCTATATCGAAGGTCGCACCGTCAGTGGCAATACCGCCAGCAAGCGCGGCGGCTTGCAACAAACAGTCGGTGTGTTTGCGTTCGTCGTTGACAGCGATGGCGATAAGAACCTTGCCGGAACCTTGAACGGCGTTAAGCCCTCGCTCGTGGTCGAGACCAGTCCCGGGAATAGCCAACCGTGGCTTTTCCTCAATCGCGCAATGGCGGCCGAGGAAGCGCAGCAGCTTGGCGCCGCCATTCGTAAGTCTACCAAAACCGACAACGATACCGGCAACATCACACAGCCATATCGCGTGGCTGGGACGCCGAATTATCCGAGCCCGGAAAAACGGGCACGTGGGCGCACGACAGTCGAGCCGACACGGCTCATCGAGCACGAGGGGGGAGTGTGGACGGCCGACGATCTGCGTCGCGAATTTTCGGCTGACGCCGCCAGCAAACAACAGGACGCTGGCGCAAAGGACGGCGACGAGACCGATCTCAAGAAGCTGCTGAGCCGCTGCGGGGCCGAACTTCGCGCCCTCATGCGTACGCAGGCCGCAAGCGATGAAGATCGTTCCCAGACGGCCTTCATTGTCATCAAGAAGCTGATCCGCAAGAGGTTCACCGACGGCGAGATCAAGATCCTGATCGAAGCCCATCCACAAGGAATCGGTGCCCGTTACCTACAAGGAAAAGATCTTGCAGCCGACATCAGACGAGTGCGCGAGAAGCTCAAGAGCCAAGCCAGCGGAACCCCGATCAATGCTTCTGCGGCCACGTGGCTCCAATACTGTATGCGAGACGAGAGGGGTCGCGTCTTATCGACCTTGGCCAATGCGATGCTGGCGCTTCGCAATGATCCGGCCGTGAAGGACATGCTCGCCTATGACGAAATGTTTTGCGGCGAGATGCTGGTGCGGGAGATTGGCAGCAGCAATGAGTTTGCAACGCCTCGACCGGTAGATGATGTCGATGTCAGCGCTTTGCAGGAGTGGCTACAGCTTAGCGGCATGCCCAGGGTCGGCGTCGAAGTCGTCCGTCAAGCGGTTGATATGCGCGCGCGTGAAAACGCCTTTCACCCGGTGCGGGACTATCTCAAGAGCCTGCAATGGGACTGCACTCCACGTGCAGGAGCTTGGCTCATCGATTACATGGGCGCCCCGCGTACGCCTTACACGGAAGCCATCGGCAAGATGTTTCTGGTTGCTGCCGTCGCTCGGATTTTTCAGCCAGGATGTCAAGCCGATTACATGCTGATTTTGGAGGGACCGCAGGGCGAGTACAAATCCAGTGCCTGCAAGGTTCTCGCTGGCGATTGTTTCTCCGATCACCTGCCGGACATTGCCACCGCCGGTAAGGACGTGAGCCAGCATCTGCGCGGCAAGTGGATCATCGAAGTCACCGAGCTCCACGCCATGAGCCGCGCCGAGAGCAATCAACTGAAGGCTTTCATCACCCGCACGACCGAACGCTATCGAAAGAGCTATGGCCGCAAAGAGGTCGTCGAGCCGCGACAGTGCCTGTTCATTGGCACGACCAATCGGAGCGTGTATTTGCGCGACGAAACCGGCGGTCGACGATACTGGTCGACGAAAACCACCACAATCGACCTCGAGGCGCTGAAGCGAGATCGAGACCAGCTATTCGCAGAGGCAGTGTACCTCTTCCACAACGGCGAGCGATGGTGGCCCGACAAGGCTTTTGAAGAGACCCATATCAAGCCCGAGCAGGATGCACGGTATGAGGCGGATCCATGGGAAGATTCGGTCGTAGAGTATTTGTCACGACTTGTTCTTCCCAAGATCAGCATTCCGGAGCTCGCCAAGCTGGCGCTCGGCTTCACCTCGGATGCCCGGATCGGCGTCGGTGATGCCCGGCGAATTGGCGCCATTCTCGAGCGTGAAGGATGGGTTCGAGGCCCTCGCTCTAATCGAGGTCGATGGTGGATCCGTCCATGAATGAGTTCGTGAACACCGGCCTAGTGAGACGACGGAAACCGACTTCGACAAAGGCAGGATCCGATGACGAAACACGATGCCAGCAACGCAATCCGCGAGAAGCTTCGCCAGCAGCAAATCGAGCGTCTCAAACAACTGTCACCCGCCGAGCGGGAAGCTGTGACCGAGCAAGCGAAGCGATTGGGCCACATATACCAGCATCTGTGGTGGGGCTTGGAAGATATACGCGACGGCGTGCAGATGATCGAACCATCGCCGTCCAAAAACAATCTGGAACTGGCGCAGGTGCAAGCAGAATTGCGCGCAATCTCGGGCACGCCAATGCAATCGGATGCGGATCGATTGCGCCGACAAGCATTGTGGCAACGGCTCGACGCGCTCACGGGCGGGGGCAGGCCACAGACGCGGCAGAAGGTGGGCTGATTGAGGAGGAGTGAAATGGGCGAGTGGAAGGACCTCCTCGTCGAATCCGGCTTCGTGGTGAGCTACCAGCGCGACTTGCTGCTCGCCCGATCGACCCAACGGATCTGGGGCTGGGGCTGCTGTGCATCGGTTGCGGCGAGCGTTTACGCTGAGAATGGTGGTCGGATTGCGGATCCTGACGGTGCCCCCGGCTCAAGGAGCGGCGCTGCCCGTCTGGCTCGACCATCCCGGAAGGACCCCAAAAGCTCTAAAGTTTCGATCGTACGATCCAAAATCGGTGCTCATAGTGCTCATTGTTCTCCTTATTCTCAAAAAAGAAGAGCACAGGATGCGCACTAGGGTTCGTTGAAATCATTGAGTTTTTTACAATGAGTGCTCAATGTGCTCTTGGTTCTAATAGATCCCCAACGCGCGCGCGCGCGAAGTGCACTGAGGGGACTCATAGGAAAATTGAGCACAATGAGCATATGAGCACTCCTGGGATCTCGATGCCGACCTTCACAGAGTTCCTTCACACTCGCCGGATCACCGATACGCCGCGAGGCGATTTCATCCGGGATGCTCGAGGTGATCGCTGGTGGCCAAATCCGAGCTCCTGGCTGGATCTGGAGAGCTACCTGCGGCAATCGCCGCATGGCCACGCCTGCCTCGACGCAATCCGTGAGGCGCAACGGCTCTGGCGCGAATACGAGCGCTTCAAACG